CCACTACGACGGAACAGCTCCGCCACGTCCCGGCGACGGATGGGATGACCGGCTACTGGGAGGCGACCTCAACCGTGGTCGATCAGCGCGGCGTCGTGCTAGGCCGCGGCGTCGGCTGCGTGTTCGATGACGAAAAGCCGTGGAACACGCGCCCGCAGTTTGCGCGACAGATGATGGCGCAGACGCGAGCCACCGGCCGGGCGCTCAAGGGCGTCATGGGATGGGCGACCGCGCTGCTCGGTGCCGAGGCGAGCCTCGCCGAGGAGATGCCCGCAGAAGACGCCAGGATGCCTCAGGAGGCGTCCGAGGCTCCGCGACGGCTGCCGAGTCCACCGAAGGCTCCAAGCGCCCCTAAAGGGCAAAAAGGCGGCCTTCGCCGCGTTCGCAGCGTTCTTGCGGCAATCCAAGCCAAAGAGTCCAAGGCCGGGAAGCCGTACTACCGGGTCGGCCTCGAAGCGCAGGACGGCGTGACCGAGTGGTACACGTCGTTCGAGGAGGTGTCGATCTCGCCAGGTGTGTTGGTCGAGGTCACGCTGAAGCCGTACCGGGATGGCGAAGTGGTCGCCGACGTTGTCGCCGTGACGAGCGACGAGGAGGTGCCGTTCTAATGGCGAAGCTCTACCCGAGTGACGTCTGGCGAATGGGCGACTCCCTCGATCCGCTGGAGAAGCTCGTCGCGCTGGCGCTCCTGGACTACGGCGACCGGATCTTCCCGTCGCAGGCGCATGTCGCCGTCAAGACCGGGCTGTCCCTTGCGACCGTGAAGCGGGTGATGAAGACCCTGCGCGGGAAGATGGTAATCGTGACTAAACGGACCAAGCGGGGGCTCGCCTATGGCTTCGTGATGGCTCAGCCTGACACCGACCATGGTGTCAGCGTGACACCACCAAAGTGTCAGCCTGACACCGGAATGGTGTCAGAGAGAGCCACTAACTATCCCAGTAACTATCCCAACCAACCCCGGGCGGCTGACGCCGCACCGGCGGGGGGGTGGGATCTCTCCTGGGAGGTCCGATCCCGGATCGGCGTCCGCGACCCTCGGGGCGACCCCGACGCGCAGCTGCGGGTCGCTCGCCGGTTGATGCGCGAGCACGGCCTGTCCGACGCCGACGCCCAATGGGGCTGGCGGCTTTTGTGCGAGCATTGGGCCCGCACCGGCAACGCACCGTACGACACTTTGCACCGGATCACGACGAGCCTCGAAGGCGCTCGCGACGTTCGGGCGGTGGTCATGCACAAGCTCAAGGGGGTAGCAGCATGAGCTCCCAACAACGCCGAGTCCATGAGATCACCACGTTCCTCGAAGTGAATCGAAAGCACCTCCCAGGCGTCGTGGCGACGTACCTCGAAGAGCTGCTGTACATGCACAAGCACCTCGCCCAGGCGAGTGCTCGGCAGACGCAGGAAATCAGCGACCTTCGGGCCTTGCTGTACGGCAACCCGGACGCGAAGCACGACCGGCCACCGGCTACGCCGCCGCAAGTGTGGCGGCAAGGGCAATGGGTGGACGCATGAGCCAAAATCAACAAGCGGCTCACGACAGAATGCAAGCGGAAAAAGCATTTGCAGTCGAGCAACTCAAACGCCTCCGACGCAAATATGAGCACGAACATTTGCAGCTTCGAGGAAGTTTGGAATACCAACGCGCTCGGATTGCAGCGTTGGAGATTGAGGTTGAAGAACTTCGCGCAGAGCTTCAAAGCGCAAGGCAGACCCCATGACCCAGTCACGCAGTAAGGGCAAGCGGGCCGAGCTCGAAGCAGCACGCGACGTCGGCGAGCTGCTCGGCGTCCTGTTTCACCGGACGCAGCAGTTCAACGGCAAAGGCGCTGGCGACATCGAGCCCATGAACGGGCCGTACACCTTGCATTGGGAGGTGAAGCACTACAAGGCAGGGCTCACATGGTGGGTCAAGCGAAGCGAGGACACGGCGCTCCTCGTTGCTGGCGAACTTGCCTACTGCCGGTTGAAGCACTTGCCAGGCATCCTGCGGCGCAACTACCTCGCGTACAGCAGCGTGACATGCGGCTTCGCCGAGCGTTGGATGGCGCAGGCCATACGTGATGCGAAGGCCGACCAGGTGCCTGTGGTGGTGTGCAGGCAGGACCGTTCGCCTTGGCTGGTTGTGTGGCGGCTCGAAGACACCGAGCGCATGATCGACGCTGTCAACGGGATCGCGAATGCGCCGGTTTAGGTTCGAGGGTGGCCTGGGCAAGGCATACGACCATGGCAAGTCGATGCATCACTCGCGTGGTGGGACATGGACACGCATTGCAAAGCAGCACAAGGCCAACAACGTGCAATGCGCTAAGTGCGGTTCGATTGTGGATCTCGAAGCAGATCACATCGTGCCGCTGCACCGTGGTGGAACGAACGACGCATCTAATCTGCAAAGCCTTTGCCGACAATGCCATACGATAAAAAGCGCATTGGAAAGGCAATGAATCGCACCCCCCCATCGGGGCCGAGGGGGGTCGATTTGCATGGGCACCGCGTTGTGGGGACCGTCAAAAAGTCAGCGCGGGCGCACAAGCGCAAGCCGGTTCAATGCGCGGCCTTGGCTGACTCCTACGCGGCTGGTGTCATTGAAGGTGATATTGTGGCAAATCGTCGCATTCGGGCGGCGTGTGAGCGCTACCGGGCCATGCGAGCCGCGCCAGCGGCGCACAACCTGTGGTGGGATGACGATGCCGCCGAGGCGGTGCGCGTGTTCGCCCGCAAGTGCGGCAAGGGCGTCGAGGAGCAAGCCGGGGAAGCGCTGGAGTGGTTGCCCTGGCAATGCTTGGTGGGCATGGTGGTCCACGCCGCCAGGCGAGTGGTCGACGGGACGAAGACCGACCATCCAGCGTTCAAGGCGGTGCTGGTGGTGGTCGCCAAGGGCAACGGCAAGACCGAGATGGCGGCAGGGCATCTCATGGCCGGGATGGCCGATCCGACGAAGCGGCTGAAGTTTGCGTCGAGCGCTCCGGACGGGCGGCTGTCTCAGATCGTGTTCGAGCGGATGCGGGCCATGTGCATGACCCTGAACGACGCCCACGGCGACGGCGTCGAGTGGGAGGCCAGGGGCGGAACGACCATCGCCATTCCCGGCAAGGTGCGCCATGGGTCGGCGGAGTTCACGACGTTGCCGTGCACGGACAAGGCGCTCGATGGGCGGATGGACCGCCTGATCATCGCCGACGAGGTCGCTCGCATGGACAGGGGCCTCGGTCGCCTCATCACGGGGCTATCCAAAAGCCCCAAAGCGCAGCTCTTTGCCATCTCAACGCCCGACCATGAGCAGCGCACGAGGCCGATTTGGGCCTATTGGGACGCTTGCGAGAAGGCGCTTGAGACCGGGGAGCCGCTCCCGTACGGCTGGTTTGCCTTGCTGTATGGCCTCGACCAGGACGATCAGGCGGAAGATTCCACCGTCTGGCCAAAGGCGCACCCGTCGCTGGGGGTGACCACGCAGCGACCGGACATCGAGATGCAAGCTCAGGCCATGCTTGGCTCCGGAGATCCGAAGCAGATCGCCGAGTTTGAAACCCAGATTGCGTGTCGTTACTTTGAACTTGCCACGACCGACATCGACCTTGCCGTGCTCGAGCGGCAGATGCAGCCGTCGGACTGGACCCGGCTCCAGGGCGCACCGGCGGTCATCGGCTTGGACCTGTCCCGCGGCGGCTACGGGCCGCAATGTGACCTCACGACGTTGTGCCTGATGGTCGTGGACGGCGGCGTCATCCGGGCGCGGAACGTCTCCTGGTGGGCAGGGACCGACATGGGGCGCGACGAGAAGCGGTGCAAGCAGCCGCTCGGCGCGTGGGTTGAGCAAGGCCACCTCCGGCGAATGCCCGGCGAATGGCACGATATGACCATCGTGGAAGCAGAAATTGAGAACTTGATGCACCAATTCGGGGTTAGAAAGATCGGCGTTGACCCGCACCCGAGCCAGGCGAAGGACATCAAGCGGTGGATGGACAAGGGCTGGCCGATCGTTCCGGTGGACCAGTCGATCCGCACGATGGCACCGGCGTGGAAGCTCTGGGGCGACCTCCTGAAATCGAAGCAGCTGTTCTACGAGCCCGACCCGGTCCTGCGGGCGGCGCTGAATTCGGTGCGCCTGATCGCCGACAACGTCGGCAATATCCGGCCGGTCAAGGGCCGCAGCTCTGGGAACACCGACGCCGTGGTCGCGGGGAACATGGCGGCGCTGCTCATGGAGCACCATCAGGTCCGCACGGCGACCGGATTGAGCGCATCAACTTGTCCGCTCGGATAGACCGTGTTTGCCGGATTCGCTCTTGACGATTTTGGGCACTTGTGTTCTATGCGACCGTGGGCTTCTTCTCACGGTTCTTCGGGTTCAAGTCAGGCGTCGCGATCTACACGCGACCAGAGCCTGTCATGGCCGGTCCGGCCGATGGGATTCCCGCGGTCCTGCGGGCGACGCAGCTCATTTCGGCCGACATCGCCCGGCTGACGGTCAACGTGTACGACAACGCCGGGCAGAAGCTGCCGGATCATCCGGTGGCCATGCTGCTCAATCGTGACGCCAGCCGGTGGCAGTCGGGCTATGAGTTCCGGCGCTACACGACCTCGACGGCGCTGATGCACGGCAACGGGCTCGCGCTCATCCGCCGCGGCTCGGACGGCTCGGTCGCCGAGCTCCAGCCGGTGCCCGCGGACGCCATGAGCGCCGAGATCCGCGACGAGGGCGTCGAGTACCGCGTCGGCCAGACGGTGCTCGCGCAGGATCAGATCCTGCACATCGGCTGCTACCCGGATCACCTGAACCCGTGCTGGTACCGATCGCCGCTTGAGGCGGCGCGGTGGACGATGCAGCTGGCGGCCGACGAATCGGCCGCCCATGCGTCGCTCGTCAAGACGGGCAGCATGGGCAAGGTCGCCATCACGCACCCGGGCGCAATGAGCGATCAGACGGTGCAGGCCATCCGCGACGCCTGGATGAACATGCACGCCACGGCCGACGGCGCGTCGCGCCCGCTCATCCTGCGCGAAGGGATGAAGGCCGAGAAGATCAGCCAGGAGACGTCGGGCACCATGCTCGAATCGCGTCGCTTCTCGGTGCAGGAAATCGCTCGGGCGTTCGGCGTCCCGCCGGAAATGCTGTTCCAGCAGGGCGGCGGGGCGCTCTCAAGCCAAGCCGAGACGGCCCGCGCATACGCCGACGGAGCCATCGCCGCATGGGCAAGCGCGTGGGAGTCGGAGCTCACGCGCAAGCTCTGCGGTCCCGGCGAGACGGTCCGCATCGACACCACGCCGATTACGCGGGGCA